CAAAAGTCTTACCATTACCTGAGAGTCCAGTAATGAATGTAGGATAAAACTGCTTTGATTTTATTATATTCTTAACATCATTAAAAGATCCAAACTTAACAAAAGTATCATCACTTTCAGGAACAAGATCTTGTTCTACACGAGAAGTAACTGCAGGAGCAGCAAATGCTTTTTCTATTTTTTCAACTTCCTGAACTGTAACTTCAAGATTCCACTTACCTTTTGCTACATTATACTTCTTTAATTTTTTTGTAACTGTTTGATAGGAAATATCATTAACAGCACAAAATCCACGGATATCAGCAGCAGTGAACTCAGATCCATATGTTCCTCTTAGTCCATCAACTATTTGATCTTCTGTCATTTTGATTTCAAATGCCATAATGTAAGTGCTTTATTTAGTTGAACATATTATAAGACAAAAAAAGGGGTCTTACGACCCCTAATGTACCACTTTGTTAACTGGTACTAACTATCCATATTAGCAATATGTTCTTCTAATTGTTCTACCAATTTTGGTTGAGATAATCTTCTATCCAACTCAATACCAACTGTTCTACCAATTTCTTCTAACTTAATTTTTGAAAGATATTTTAAATCTGGTATATCAACTGGTGAAGCAGTTACTTCTGGAGATGTAGCAACAGGCATATCATCCAAAGGATTCTCATACACAGGAGGAGCAGGAGGACTTACTACTTCTGCTACTTCTTCTTCTGCTCTTGGTGGTTCATCTACCACAGAAGGTGCAGGTGGAACAGGGGGAGCAGTAGTTCCAGCAACTCCTGACTCATGTGTTGTATAGTCTAATCCTGCTAATTCAGAGAACTTACTCATAACTCTATTTAATTCCTCTAGTTATTTATTATTCAGAAGTCTCAGGTTCAGGAGTTTCTTCTGTATTTGTTTCTGGTGCAGATTCTTCCTTTGGTGCATGAACCTTAGCATATGCAGCCAATAACCCTTCCGCATCTTTAGGTGTAATTCTAGGCATAGTAAAAATTGTAAGGTATTTTTATTTATACTACCAAATCTACAAATTCTCCCAGAATCTTTTTATTCATCTTTTTACCCTTTAAACTCTTAAAGAATGCTCTTTTAATTTGTGCTTTTGTAGCATCACTCTCAACTTCAAACTCATCATCAGATGATAAAGCAGCTGCTGATAATCCAAAATAACTATCATATCCAGAACATTTAATACTGAATGACTTAGTTTTTTTCCAATCCTTTGTTGCTCTTTCAAACTCTTTTCCAGAATATCCACAATACTGGCGAATAAAATAATTACCATCTCTAGGAGATAATAAACGAATACCAACAAAATTCATATCAGTAAATTTATCCTTTAGATTTCTTATTAAAATTGAAGTACTTTCTCTCCAATTATCAGTAAATTTATAAACAGTACCAGTTGTTCTATCCCTTAAAAAAGTATTCCATCCAACATAATTAGTTCCTAAAAAAGGATCTTCTTCCCAAGGTCTTTGCACTTCTCTATGATAACGTATTGGATTTGCTTCACCATCAGTAAGAATTACACACTGAACTTTTTGTAACTGATGATTCTTTTTAAATTGAGGAAGAATCTTATGTAAACAAACAAGTGTTTCATTTAAAGGTGTTCCTGAAAGATTCATTCCTAATGGAACACCATACTGAGTCCAGCTATTTCTATTAAAAGTTTTAGCACATCTGAAAATATTAAGCATTTGCTTTTCCAATTCCTTTCCATTTACATTACTAGTAAATAAATTCATTAAACTAAAATTATGCTCTAATGCTGCTACTCCTGATTTTGGAACATAAGATGAATGACAATTTGGTTTACCTTCTTCATCACAATTTGGGAAATTTAAAGTAAAAGCATATACTTCAAATGGAATAGAAACTTTTCTACAAAACCAAATTAAATTATAAAGTTGTTTAATAGTATCTTCCATTACATCTGCCATTGATCCAGACCAATCAAGAATAAACACTAACCCATGATTTTTTCCATCAGGAACTACATTTATCTTTTTGAAAAGATCTTCATTAAAATTATAAGTATGAAGTTTTGATGTATTAAGAATACCTGTTTTTGCTACTGTAGAACGAGCATATGAATCAGCAGCTTTCTTACACTCAAATTCTTTAACCAAATAACTTACTTCTTTCTGTGCTGATTTTTTAAATTTAGTATACTCAAGATCAACCATAGTAAATACTGTCATATTTTCCAATTCTTCTTCACTTACATTAAACACATATGGTGTTTTATCTTTATAATCTTCCCAATTTCTATGACATAAATGATGAATTAATTCATTAGAAATGATTATTTTATCTAAATTTATCTCAGGAAGTTCTACATAATGATTTTCAGCAGTATCATTATCAACCAAATCTTTAACAGCATTATTAAAAGATTCTACTGTTTCAACATCTGGTTCAAGATTCTCAAGTTGCTCTTGCAATTCTTCTATAGTTGGTTGAACTTGAGATGATGATTGTGTAGTTTGATACTCTACATCAATTTTATTTCCATCTTCACCATCATCCTCTTCATCATACTCACTATCATCTTCACCTAAATCTGGACGACCAGATCCTTTTATATCCACACCAATACTCTCTGCAGATTCTGCTTCTGCAATCTGTTCTTTAAGATCATCTTCCATTTGATGCTGACAATAAGAATATAGAACTCTAGCAGCATTTACAGCATCATCAAAAGACTCTGAATTTCTAACTAAATCGACAATCTCCTTTTCAGAAACTGAAAAAGATATATCAACGAATGAACCAATCTTAAAGTATAAATTAATCCTATCAGCAAGATTAAAGTCAGCAATATTTTTATCAGCAACATCAAAGAAATCATCATCACTCAACTCATGATAACCGTTATAGAAAGTTTTTGCAATACCCCCATATCTACGTCTCATTAATTTTTCAATTCTTGCATCTTCTGTAATGTTTATAAAAGTATGAGGAACATCTTTAGGTGGTTCCACATCAGGAGTATAAAGGGCGTGTCCAACCTCATGTGCAACTAGAGAATCATAAACATTATTACTTGCTTTCTCCCACATAGGAAGCGTTAAAACCCTTGTATGCACATTAAATTCAGCAGTTTCTACTTTCTTATGCTCAACTATAAGATCTTCAGTAGCAAGAAGTTTAGCAAGTTGTGATTTAATTTCGTGGCAAACAGGCATAAGTAATTCCTTTTAATGTACCTATCATACTAGAAAACCGCCTCTTAGGGGCGGTTTGTAGACGGTTTATCAACTGTCTACACCTTTCTCTAAGAAAAATACTTGATTACACCTATAATTTTCCCAATGTACTTGTGGATAAGAGAACAGAGGTATATCTCTAAAGAATCTATCATTAACAATATTCATACTATGAGGAAACTTAGAACCATCGAAAAGGACTAATGAATTATATTTGGATTTAAAGGTTTTTAAAACGGAATAGAGTTCTTTTGGTCTCCAAGACAAATAATGTTCTGGTGCAGATAATCTATATTCCCATTCTGGATTCTCACAAACTACTGGATCAAAAAGATTAGTTCCAGAATCTTCCTCATTTTTATTAAAGTATACTATACCATTCCAACCAAGATCTAAATGAGGCCACCAAAAACAGTTTTTATAATCATTAAAATCATTCTTAGAGAATCTAGACATGTTAGTATAAATGATGGGATCATAACCCACTCCACATAAATCACCTAAAAACTTATAAACACCCTCCAATCTATAATCCTTTAATATTAATCTCCTCTCATTAAAATACAAACTATTATATGATGGACTTTCTTTAATTTTCCATAAAGGAACTTCTCTATTAAAAAGATAATCAGCAACTTTTTCAGGATTTTTATAAAAATTATCTATAATATAAATCTTTGTTCCTAATAAAAATTCCCTTTTTACTTCAAGATTTTTATTTAATTCAAACATAAGATAAAAGAACCTCGCTTTTTAGGCGAGGTATATAAACGACTAATTAACTGTTTTCGTCTTTCTTTAGCACTTCGGAGTGCTTGTGGTTTAAGATGGCGTTTCTGTTCCTTCTTAGAATGATGCTGCCAATTTGGGATATTCATTGGTAGTTGTAGCTTGAATCTCCATGATACACCTTACCGTGTGGCATGAAGTTCATTGCAAGGGAATACCTATATTTATCGGTATCATTTTCCACAGTCCAATGGAACATATGACTAGGAAATATTAGCATTGTACCTTTTTTAATTTGAATCTCTGCCTTACCATAAGGGATGAACTGAGGATCAGTGCACTTAAATCCAATATCAATTTGAGGTTGGTCTGCTTTCTCAAAGATAATTGATGATGTATTTTCATATGGATAAAAAACAGCACTCCACATACAATTAGTATGTTTATGTCTATAAATCACAGAACCAGGAGATGTACGTGTCCACCAACTAGTAGTCATTTTCATTGGAAGTTCATATCCAAGAGTTTCTAAACATAGATTAACCTTAGCATCAAACTGACCAGAAATATACTTACGTGATCTTAATATAAATTTATCCTTACTAGCATCATTAGCTTTATTTGTCCATTTGATATCCTTTAGACTTTTCAAAGAAGGTTCAATTAACTCTGTTGCGTCTATCTGATAAAGAAGTGTGGGAAATAATCTGAGTATTCCCATCTCAACATTTTTCTTACCCATTTTTAATAATTAAAAGAAGAATCACCACATATAACTTGACCATCTGGCATATAATTCATTGCCATAGAATATCTTATATTATCCTTTGAATTACATACAACCTTATGTTTTAATAAACTTGGAAATAATATCAATCGTCCAGTTTGACAGGGAAATCCAACATCACCATATTGACCTAATTCTGAACTTGAACTATTAGATGGTACATGAATTGCTGGAGTATCTTTTATAAAAGTTAACATACCATTATCTTCCTCAAAATAAAATACAGAACTCCAAATACAATTTGCATGATTATGAGTTTCAATATGTCCATACGGAGCAATTCTAGTAAACCAACTAGTAGTCATCTTAAAAGAAGTTTCAAATTCAGATTCTGCTAAAGCATCATTTACTCTATTTTCAAATTCTTTAAC